GTTACATCATAGGTTTTCATAACCTCATCACGCTCTTTTATCCACTTCTTGAATGATTTCATTTCGCTCCCTTCTTTTTTAGCGGCTGTCCCCTTTGTGCGTGTGCGAGAAAAAAGCCAATATATTTTATTTTTTAATGACAGTTGATTGTACTGGGGCATTTGACCGGGGATTTACTCCGGCACCGCCGATTTTATATTGCTTTTTCCATTAAGTTAAATATATTTATCTGCCCCGGTATCTGTTTTGATTCATCAATATACAGATCATTCAACATTTTGTTTTTGGCTTCTGTATAAAATTTTTTTGATATTTCAAACCCGTAAAAATTGCGTTTTAGTTCTTTTGCCGCTCTTGCGGTCGTACCACTTCCAAAACAAGGATCAATTACAACATCACCCTCATCTGTGAAAATCTCTATCAGATGCTTAAGAAGTGTAACGGGCTTTTGTGCTGGGTGGATTTTGGGAATACCTTTTCCGTCCTGCGTCCACTCAAGCCAATTAAAGATCATTTTCCCCTCATTCCTAAATTTGGGAAGATAAGAGCGGTAAAAAAGGATAGCGTATTCAGTTGCTCCAACTACTCGCATATTTGCCTTTAATACTTGCGGCGAATAGTTTTTTATGAATATCAAGGGTATATTATGAATAAACCCGTGTTTCTTTGCCGCCTGTATAAGGGTCGGTATCTGTTCAAAACTACAAAAAACGATCATACAAGGGGCTTCGCTTGACTTTCCTCTGTCACCCCCCCTATTTGGCTCTTTTTTCATCAACTGTGAACAGAAATGAAAATACTCATACAGATTAAAATTAAAATCAGAGTAGAAAGCCGCTTTTCCGGCTAAAGCTGATTCTCCGTTTTTGTTATCACCGCCGTTGTACCACATGGGATTTGATCCATAAAAATTATTACCCACGTTATATGGCACATCAGCGATAATTAGCTGTGCTTTTTGTATGGGATATTTCTTCCAATTCTGCATTGAATCGTTGTATATCTCACATTTCATTTCTTTTCGCCCTCACTTAAGCCCTTAAACCTTTTGTATGCTTCCAAAATCCTTACTGCTTCCCGGTGCTTGTCTGACTTATCATCAAAAATGGTATATGGCCTGGTATCCTCTGCCTCTTTTTCAAGCCATTGTAGAAACTGATCCATTTAATGCCCCTTTCATCCTGTACTTCTTCTGCCGTTCTAACTCTTCCGGCCTGTGCCTTTTGTAGGAATTGCGGCGATATTCGTTGTACTTCTCCCTGTTATTCAATCTCTTTGCCTTAAACTCTTCCTTGTGGGATTCATAGTACAGTTTGTTGTACTGCCGCATATAATCAGCTTTATCCACAAAATGAGTTATCGTTATCTGTGGTTTCCGTTTCTCCTTTTTCTTCTTTGGTTCCTTGTCGTATATGCACTTGGGGAGAGTACATTCAAGGCAATTATCATCACACATCATTCTCTTTCCTCATAGTCCGGGCAACGATCTCCATAACTGGTATAATCACCGAAATATTCTCCGTCATGATTATCGCAATACCAGTCCTCACCCTCTCTTTTGTGGTATTTACAGGTTCCGCATACTTCTTCGTCTCTCATTTCCCACCTCACGCAAAAGGAAGTTCTCCGGCATCTTCCAGGCTCACATTGATAAACCCGTCCGTCTCGGTTTCCGCACTCTTCCTTTCTTCGCTTGCCTTCTTGGATTCTGCAAAATTAGCTTCTTCAACAACTACATCAGTTGTGTATATCTCTCTCCCGTCCTTTTCGTAACTGCCTGTCTGTATTCTTCCAACGATCTCTAACTTGGTTCCCTTCCTGACATACTTCTCAATAAATTCTGCCGTTTTCCCGAAACCAACACAGGATATAAAATCTGCGTTCTCTCCGTCTTTCTTAAACCTTCTGTCACAAGCAATGGTAAAACGTGCTACGTTTGTGTCACTTGTTGCCCTGATATCGGGATCTTTGGTTAATCTCCCTGTTCCACACCATTTGTTCATGCTCTACCTCCTAATTCCTTGCAAAACGCTTTTCTAAATCGTCATAGTCAATATTGTTTCTCTCCGAAAAGTTATGGATTTTCGGATTAGCTGCTGTTGATGCCCTATTATCACCGTTACCCTTCTCGACAAGCTCAAAGATGATGCCTGCATAATTGCGCCCCATACTCTTATTGATACAGTTAATGACCGGATTAAGCCCATATTTGTTGACATTGTTTTGTACTTCCGTAAGTAAGGAATTAAGCCCCGTCTCTTTGTATGCCTCTCTCCGCTCTGCTTTGTACTTAAGCCACTCTAAAATTTTGCTTTCAAGTACGGGGTCAAGGTTCCTTTCCTGGACGATCTCGGTCATGGTTCTTTTTTTAGACTCCGAAGGAGTCTTTTTTTCTTTTTCTCCTATCTCCTTATTCCTTTCTCCTATTCCTTTATCCTTCTCCTTTTCCTTATCGCTTGTTTTTGCTTGTTTTTTGCTTGTAGTTTGGTTGTTTTTTGCTTGTTCTTTGCTTGTTTTAGCAGCGTTAGAATTTCCCATAGGTGCGCCACCTTTGGCACCATTAACGGATTTTTTCTTTGAACTCTCCAAAACAGGTCTGATTAGCTCAAAAATATTTTTTGAAACATTTTTTAATTCAATTTCTTCATCATCAAAATAAAAAGCTCCCATTGCCAGGACGATCTCGCCAATAACTTTTGGTGATAATCCTTTGAATGATTTATAATAGCTTTCAAAAAATGAGAAATATCTTTTATCCATATATAGCCGCCTTAATACCCTTAACCTTCTTGTTTAATGCCCTTGCCCTTGCCTGCTCCTGTCTCAAATAGTCCTCTTCATAAGGAATATCCTGCTTGTTCTTATGCCTGAAATATCCGTTATGCCAAAAAATAGGTTCTTCGCTCTCTGCTATCATCAACCTAACCTTCCTATCCGAAAGATTCAGAATTGTTGCTAAATAGTGTCTTGAAACTGCTTTGTCATGCCCTTTAGGGATATAATCTGCTATGTTCATTCTTCCTCCTTCCCCATGAAAGGAACCGTAGTTACCTCCCATACCTGGTACAGCTTCATAAAATCCTTAAGTGTTAGTGTTACCTTCCAAACTCCTTTAGTGCTGTCCTTCTTACGATCATCATTTGACCGGTGGAACACGGCGGGGATCAACTCTATTCCCTGTTTTAATTCGTCTGCATAAGTGTCATTGATTGCCTGCTGAAGGGCTTTGTCGATATTGAGCTTTTCAACTCTCTTAATTTCGCAATGTATTCCGGGAAGGCCTACAATGTCTGCGTCTCCGTTTGCTCCGCTATACTGCTGATTCCTCCGTGTTTCGTATCCATAAGCCTGTAAGAGTTTTGCTATCTCTAATTCTCCTACCTTGCCTTTACGCCTTGAATTTATGCTCATAATACGTTTTTACCGTACCTCCTAATAAAATCCTCAACTGTTGCGTTATAGTGGTCTAAATAAGCCTTTTCGCCTATCTCCATGAGGTCTTTGTCATGGGTTCCCTTGTCGTGTAAATTCCTGTGGCAAGGCTCACATAATCTCAAATAAAGTCCGTCTGCTTCTGCTATCTTCCTGTTGCCGGTTCCATGCCAAACATGATGCTTATGCAGGTTTATTCTGCTGCCACACAAGAAACAAGCTGTATCGTCCTTATGTTGGATTATGCTTTTCCATTTCCCCATGATTCCAGTAACTCCCTTGTCTGTCTGTCCGGAGGCGGAATCAGTCCAATATCACGCATTTCTGATATAACCCCGTCAAGAAGTATTGAAAATTCCCGCTTGTCATAAGTGGAAGAACCGTAGTAACACAAAAGCTGTACTGCCTTTTCGCCGTGGATATCTATTTCTCCCACTTCTTCAAGCTCTCTCCATTGCTTCTTCATGGCTTCTACTGCTTTTTCCCGGACTATGACATAATCAAACTTTCCGTACCTCTTAAGCATTTGCAGGTAAACCGACCATTTATCAGTTCTTAACGCTGATGCAATTTCTTGAAGGCAAGCCCACAAAAGACCATTAGCGTCAAGTGAACGCTTTTCCTTGTGTTCTTTCAGATCCCACTCTTTATCCTGATCCTGTTCTGTAAGATATTTGATTATCTCTATTGCGGTTCCGGTCATTTCTTCCCCTTATCAGGCGTTTTCTCAAACTTGTTCATGATCTTTTTGAAAACAGCAAGGTTAAGCTCTGCTTCACTCTTAATTGATACTGTGCTGAATACCGTTTCCCTTGTAAGTCCGGTTCTCTCACACTCGGCATCAATGGCAGCTAACCATTTCTTCAAGTCTGCTTCGCTTATTACTCTCTCTCCTATTTCCGGGGATTCTGCATCTGCGTCCTTCATTTCATCAGTAGGGATACAGAAGGTCTGAAAACAAGCGTATTTGAAAGCCGCTGACATTGCCTTGTTTGTGCTTTTGTCGCTCCTATCCATTGCTTCACCGACAACAACGCACTCAACACTTGAACCGTCATCCGTGTAGAATGTGTACTTAACCGTGAGAATGGAATACATCATATTGCTTCCGTTCTTCCCTGCCCTCTCTTCCCTGTGGGTGTCAAGTACAGTAGGGGTAACAAATACATGGTTCTTCACCATTGCGGGGTATAATGCGTTCATAACTGCATCTATGCCCCTGAATTTGTACTTGTCATACTCGTTTGTATCATTCTTCCCTATTGAACCAACATCAGACATTACTCCGCTGATAGCTTCATAGATTCTTCCTTTTGTTTCCGGCATCTTATTTCTCCTTCCTCGTCTGTATAAAACTCATAGTCTTTTCCTTCTGCTTCTAAAATCATATTTAGCGTTTCAAGGTCTACACCCTTGTATAATTCCGTGAGTGTCATTCCTCAACCACCCTGGAACACCAAAGATCCGCAAAATGCAGGATCATATACAAAGGGGTTTCCTTGCCCTGTATCTCATACTTGAATGTTCCATACAGGCCGTTATGAAGTAATATTGCCTGTTCTTCTTCCTCTGAAAGTCTGATATACCTTTCTGCTATCATCAGACTTCTAATCTCATGGTCGATATACTTAAGGTCTTTGTTTGTGGTATAGGGTTCTGCTTCTGATCTCTGCCCGCTCTTAAGGATTTTCTCAACATAGTTAGGCTTTCCATGATCCCCCATTTTCCCAAGGTCATGTAAAAGAGCGGTAACAATAATGGATTCTTCCTTGACCGGATTTCCGAAAGCAGCATTGAGCTTCCTTGCATAATCCAAAACATTCAAGGAATGTTCCAGGAGGCCGCCTTCCTTTGATAAATGGTGCGCTCCACTACACGGGGCGGTGAAAAAACCGCCTTCTTCCATTGCCTGTATAAGGCCTGACATATCCCGTTCACTACTCTTTAACTCGGTGATAAACCTTTCCTTCATGTTCTCTTCCTTCTTTTCAGTAGCTTCTATCATCTTCTGTCCTTTCTGCATAATCCCTGTCTGCTTCTTCCTCTTCCCATGCAAGCCGCTGTCTGCGTCTCATGGCTCGGAGTTCCTTTTGTTCCTGTTCGTATTCATAATCTCTTTCAAAATCTTCCATTGACGTTTCTTCCTTTGTCTGTTACAATGCCTGTGTTTGGGGCATTAAACCCCCATTACCCTTTTTACTCATGATCCTCGCTTGCTATGGTTGGTGTGCGAGGATCTTCGTTTGTAAGATAGATCGTTATGCCGATATCCTTTGTGCCGCCTATAAGGCTGTCTAAAAGTGTCTGTGAAAAATCCGCTGCCTGTTTGATAGTGTCAAACTTGAACAGTATTAAAGTATCTTCATATCTGAAATGTACGGTACAGTTCATAAATCCTCCTTTCCTTATGCTGATAGTCTGTCGATTTCGGAAAAAATAGCAGATAATTCATTTAATCCGGAATACTTTGCCTTAAAAGCCATTAACTCGTCTAATGCGTGTTTTAATACTACTGATCGTGTTTCCTCGTCACTCATGGCTTTAGCTGTATTGACAAATGATCCTTTGTGAACATCACCAACATTTACATACGCCCTGGTGGTTATAGGTTCTTCCCTTTCTTCTTCCTCATAGACAACGGCTACTGCACCGATAATCTGTCTTGCCTGATGTAATCTCCATTCACTCGCTGCCTTTTTGTTATCCCACTCAAACAACGTATGTAATTCGGAATCTTTAGGCGTTGCCTTCTTAAGTAGAAGCTCTGCGGTCACTTCCCCGCTTTCCTTTTCAATGTCCTCTAATGCTTTTCCTACAATGTTTGCATCAACGGAATAGTGATAGTATTTCCACTTGTAAACCACTTTGTATCTCCTTTCTTCTTATTTATTGTGTTACCCTAACTTGCCATTCCATAACACGCCGGAACTTGACGCACCAAAACCCGACAAACCTCGCCGTACCTGCCACAACATACCGTAACTGAACGCAACGCACCCAACCGTAACGGAACCTACCCCGTCTTACCTCGCCTGCCGCAACAAGCCTTAACCCAACGTAACCCACCGAACAAAACCATACCTGACCGACCGAGCCTAACCTGCCTAACCCTGCCTCACCGGAACGTACCTAAACGCAACACACCTATCCCCGCCTGCCAAACCCCGCCTGAACGTACCCCAACTCACACAACCTAACCGCAACGTGCCGTGCCTGCCGCACCTTTCCAGACCTCGTCATGCCTGACCTCACCCGGCCGCAACAGACCTCAACATACCGTACCTAACCTGCCGTGATTATTCGTTAGCGGTTGCAACATGGAATGTTCCAAAGGAACCGTCTTTTGAAGGCCTCCACTCTCCTACACCGTTTGAAAAGCCTCCGATATTCAGCATATTAAGAATCTGCTCCGGGCTTATTGCTCCTGCGTTGTATCTGATATTTAAGGTTGCTCTCCACTTCGGGAACGATCCCCTATACCTAATATCAGCAACTTTACTCATGCCGCCGATCTGTACCATATCTTCCCGCATTACCGGATCACCCTTTATCTCAACAAGTTCGTCCATAAGATGAAAAGCTCCCCTTGCGGTGGTCTTTTTCGCTATTGCCCCCTGCTGATATGCAGCATCAATAGCACAAGCCTTGAAAGCTACTGCGGGAAATCCGAAACGAGCCTTACCGGACTTCAAAACCTTTTCATAGTCTGCCTTTTTGGGTTCTTCCGGAAGCTCCTCATTAAGCCAGTACATAGATTCGTAGAAGTCCATTTCCGGATCTTTCGCTGTCTTTCCTGCGCTTGCCTTCTTCATCTGCTTGTCAAGCATTTCTTTCTTTGCCTTTTCACTCCACTTGTGAACGATAAGGGGGGAATCCCCGATAATCTCTACATTCAGAAACTTAATGTCGATCTTGGGTAACTCGAATGTAACTGCCTGCTCAACTTCGTTCTTTTTCATTGCTTTTTGTCCTTTCCTGTGCTAAAATAAGCACATCAATTTGATATTGTTTTTTGTCCGAGGTCTTAAGAATTGCCGTTCTTAAGGCCTCAACCTTTTGCAGGGGTTATTACTGCAAAGATTTTTCCTTGTGTCCGGTGCATCCATTCCCAACAACGGGATAGATCGTTCCGATAAATGTCTAAATGCGTTCCGCTTTCAATACTGCCTGCGTATTTCTTATCAGAACGCACACGGCTTTTCCCTTTGTTTGTGCTTCGTCCGTATCCCGTGTCTTTCAGTTCAAACATTCCGATATAGTCACCGATTTTATAGCCTTCTTCTGTTTCGATAGCTTCATAAATCGTAACTGCCGCACCGTATAAGTCCGGGGCTCCCGCACAATACCCTTCACGCATCTTGTCACCGTGAGAACCATATTCGCCTTGATGATAAGCAGTAGTATCAAACAAAGTCGGGCATTTTTCGGGGTTCTCACTTGTATAGAGCTTGTCTCCCGGTTCCTTTGGCAAGTCCTGGTCTGCTAAAATGAAGCTCATGGCCTGTTCGTGTGCTGCATTTGCATAGCATGGTGTTGTAATTGCCATTGTCAATAAAGCTGTAACTAATACTCTCTTAAACAATTCCTACCTCCTTTCCTATAATTTGTTTTTCACATTCATTAGGGTTTATCAGAATTACTACTGTCCGGATTTCACATATACTCCATGAACCGGGATCGTCTAACCTTCTATTAAAGGTTGCCGGGGGTATTCCTGTTGCCTTTGCAAGGGATAAAGCGGAATAACCTTCTCTCTTTGCCGCCCCTAATATGGTTCTTGTGAATAGTGGGTACTTCTTCATACCTTATCCTCTAACAGGTATTCAATAGACACTCCAAAATACTTTGCTATCTTAAGTAGTGTGTCTGCTTTAGGTGTGTACTTACCTGCGCTCCATTCTGATAAGGTCGAACGAGGAATACCTGTGTCTTTGGATACCCTGTAATCTGTGACGTGCTTTTTCTCTTTCAACGCTTTATATTTAGCGTTCATGGTTCCCTCCTTTCCCATATCTTGTAGTTGAAAAGCGTTCGATAAGTCGATATAATAAGAATTGAGAAGAAACTTATTTCCGGCTTGTGTCCGTCCGACCTGTCGGACGCTTTATGTATAATATACTCCGACCTGTCGGACGTGTCAAGCCTAAATTCAAATTTTTTTGAGAGGGCGAAATGTATAGTGTTTATGCGGAATTGAGGGATTTAAGAGGTCTTTCAGACTATGCTGTTGCTAAAGGTTCAGGTGTCGGACGTTCGACTTTGTCCGACTGGAAAACAGGAAAGCACGTTCCGAGCATAGCAAATTTAAGAAAGATAGCTGAATTTTTAGGCGTTACAATAGAGTATTTATTGACCGGGGAAGCCCTCTTCCTTGAAAAGCCGGATACTCCCCCGTCAAAAGCTACTCAATTATACAATTTGTATTTGAAGGCAAGTCCGGAAGTTCAGAAGGCAGTTGAGCTTCTTCTAAAAGCTGAACAATAACTTTTTGGGTTTCTGCATCTGCTTTTTCAAATAGTTCAATAAATTCTTTTTTATCCATGTTGTATCCCCTTTCTGTAAAAAATGTTACATGGGGAAATAGTAAAAAGGAAGTTCCAAACACGCAAACAGAGTATTATCGGAGGAACCAATGACGAACACTAAAGACATAATCTTGAAACTTAAGGACGTAAGGCAGGAAAAGGGATTATCGTTTAACGACATTCTTAATCTCATGGAAAAGAACGGGGATTATTTATCAAAATCTACCCTTTCAAGGGTGTTCGCTGACGGTTCCGAGGATAGTTCGTTCAAGTACGAGGAAACGATCAGGCCTATTGCCAAAGCATTATTAGACATAGAAAACATAGAAGATACTGATAACATGGACGTTGCAGCCATGAAATCCCTTCTAAAGTATAAAATCCAGGTCATTGAGGATCTTGAAAAGCAGCTTTTAGAATTAAAGGCAGCCTTAAATGAGGAAAAGTTGAAATACCACGACAAGTTAGACAAGGAACGTGCTAATTTTCAGAAAAGCCTTGACTTCTGCCGGGAGCAGATAAACTTAAAAGACAAGCGCATAGACCAGTTGTTAGATTCAAATATTAAACTATTGAACAGTTTATTGACTTGCCCTTGCAGAGACAAGGGAGAAACGGGGTGCGTATGAAACAAGCATTGATTATTTTATTATCCGTCCTTCTCCTTTCCGGTTGTGGCGAAAACACTTACGGATATAACGAATACGATATTGATACTATTAAAGAGGATTATTTAAAAGATAACGCTCTTCAATACGTTGCAGAGAATTATGATCCTTTTGATGTTTACGAGTATGATTATCTTCGTGAAATAGTGACAGAATACGATCCGGAAGCTGCCGTAGATTATATTTTTAATCATTATGATTTGGGCGATTATATGAACGAACATTATGAGCCTGAAACCATATTCCCAGGAATTGAAGATAGATACTATGAAGAATTTATTGATATGTACCATGAGGATTTAGAGGATTAAACTATGGCTACTGCACGAAAACTACCGTCCGGATCATGGAGAATAAGGGTATATTCCCATACGGAAAACGGCAAAAAAGTATATGAGAGCTTTACTGCACCTACAAAGTATGAAGCGGAGAAAATGGCATCTGACTGGAAAGCAGACAGGACAAAACAAAAGCGTTCCGGTCTGACCGTCAAACAGGCATTAGAAGGCTATATAACCGCAAAAGAAGGCGTTTTATCCCCGTCTACCATAAGAGGATATAAGAAAATGAAGGATAACAACTACTCATTTATTGAGGATAAATCCCTAAAGAAACTCACTACCGAGGATCTACAATTATTTGTATCTAATTTATCCGAAAAATTAAGTCCTAAAAGTGTCGCTAATATATATGGCCTGTTATCCGCTGTTATTGCCTTCTATATGCCCGAAACTACCTTTAAGGTAACTCTCCCCCATAAGGTAAAGAAAAAGCTCTATTCGCCCTCAAATGAGGATATACAGCTACTATACAAAGAGGCTTCACCGAAATTAAAGAAGTGTATTGCATTAGGAGCTTATGGCGGCCTTCGGAGAGGGGAAATAAGCGCATTGACTTATGGAGACTTAAACGGAAATACATTGAGCATAGACAAAGATATGGTTCAAAATGCAGATGGGGAATGGATAGTAAAGCAATTCCCTAAAACAGATGATTCCATGAGGGAGATAGTATTACCGGATAAGGTGGTTGAATTACTCGGAACCGGAGATCCTTCTGAAAGGATAGTAGAATATACAAATCCGGGCAACATAACCCAATGTTTCACAAAGTTAAGAAACAGATTAGGGATAGATATACACTTTCATCTGTTACGGCATTTCTACGCCTCAATAGGGGCGGTATTAGGCATCCCTGACAATGCTCTCGCTGAATTTGGTGGATGGAGTAAGGGAAGTAAAGTAATGAAAGCAACGTATCAGAATAATATAAAATCTATGAATGAAGAGTATGCTGAAAAGATGAAAAATTACTTTGATGATGTTATCGGGGGATAACTACCCCCGTGTCTTTTCGTGTCATACTTTCGTGTCATACTTTTTTATCAAGGGTGAGAAAATGTTGATTTTACGTGATAAAATACACCCGTTACCAAAGGACTTAAAATCGGGGTTTTCCCAGTAAACAAGGGCTTTTGAGGGCATTTTTATCGGGGGTTCGACTCCCCCGTGTCTCACGCCTCAAAGCCGCTCTGTTGAGCGGTTTTTGATTTTTCAAGACATACTTTGTGGCATACTTTAAAATCAGAAACACCAACCATGAAGGTTGATGTTTCCGGAAGTGATATTTAATTGGGGATCATTTATCACATCATGCCCTTAATTTCACTCAAAAAGTCGCTATATTTACGCTTTACCTGCTCATTAGGGGCTTTCTCCATAAGAGAATGAAGTTCTTCTATCATGCTATCATGCTGATAACCGTCATTATAGCGGGGTTCGTCTGCATATCTTCCCATACTGTCACGCCTTCTGCCTCTTGCGCCGTATCCGGATGCTTCGTAACTCCTGTTATAACCGGACTCGTTATATCCGTCCTTATATCCGTCTGAATAACCTGCGTGGTAGCTGCCTTCCTTCATAGCCTCACAAGTAAGGAGACTCTTTTCAAGGTGTGCAAGGAGATCAACATACTGCGCTTCCTGCATATTCAGCTTACCATTAGTTATTACTCTGTGATCCAGGTCTTTAAGCTCTTTCTCTATGAATTTGCTTATGTTCTGATACATAGTTACCTCCTTACCCGGCTACTGCTGTGCCGAAAGGATTAGGAACCGTATAAGACGGAATAGGATACGGTGCGACACGGTTCACGATATACTGTGTCTGTGCGGTATTGTCTGCGATCAAGGCCGCTGTCTGTGCTGACTGTGAAGCGGCGAGGTTCTGCATATTAACCATTGCCCTTAAGTTATCGTTTTCTCTCTTATATGCGTCAAGCTCCTGCTGACACATTTTGTCAAGAATAGCCTGTGTCTGATTCTGAATAGCAAGCCTTGTCTCTGCTCCTTCTGCCTGTACTATGTTCTGTGTCTGACAAGTAGCAAGCCTGTTATCGCAACAACACTGTGCAAGCTGTGACTGAATACCGGATATTCCCTGCGTGTTAGCGGTCTGTGCAGCAAAACTTCTTTCAAGCTCTGCTATCTGATTGGTATAAAGCTGCTGTGATATAGCTGCCTGTGATCCGTTTACCGCTGCTGTCACGCCTGCAAAGCCGCCACAAAGCCCGGTCTGAATGTCACCGAGGGAACTCTGAATAGCTGCGTTCTGAAAACCTGCGTTAGTGTTTGCGTTTATGCCGTTCTGTCCGCTTAAAAGCCAAGGGAAGTCATAGTTTCCACCATAGCCGCCGCCTCCCCAACCCCCGGCACCAAACATACCGAAAATCAGGAAGAGTACGATCCAGGCTCCAAAATCCCCGCCAAAGCCTCCACCACTTCCACCAAAGGGAGTGACAGGCATAACCATTGATTCATCTGTTAAAGCCATTATTATTACCTCCTATATTTTTTGTAGGTTAGGGGCTACCCTCATGCGGGTAGTCCGTCTATAAGATCCCGTACGCTGATCCTATATACTTATTTATGCCCCATGAACGCACTGAACATAGGGTTATTCTGTATCCGTGAGGCCGCCTGTCTTGCCGCATCAAACTGCGACTGTGAAACACGCCCCTCGCTCATAAGTTTCTGTATTATCGCATTAGGATTATTGGCTATATCCTGTGAAATGCCGTATCTCTGCATCATGTATTGAGCAGGATTAGCAACCATTTCCTTAAAACCGCTCATAAAGTTTTGAAAATTTCCCCAAGGATCACCCATTTTCCGGTTCCTCCTTCTTCCTTGTGCGTGGCTTTAAGGACTTCTCTATCTCTGTCAATCTGTCCTCTATTGCCGCTAAATCCTCTTTTAAGACGTATTCAGGTTTACTCTCTACTATTTCTGCCTCGTCCTCTTTTACAAGCCTGTATGTCTCAAATGTCGGCTTTTCCAAAGGGGAAAACCCCATTGTTTTAGTGCATAAAAAGGGCTGATTTTCGATCTTGAACCACACGCTATTGCCAGGTGCTACCGGATAGCTTTTCGCATAGTCAACGGAAGGCGCATTTATCACGCTATATTGTATCTGTTTTGGTGGTTCCGGAGTAACCGGATACTGCGGTGGTGCATAGTACGGATTGTAAGGGTTATAGGCCATAATCAGTCTCCTTTCGTCCAGTAGAATAAGGGTATTTCATTCCCACTATCCCATGTATCAATGTAATTACCGTCTATGACAGGTACAACATGGCTATCAGTTGCAAGCAGATAACTACCATCAGGATAATCATTAGCAAAGTCCTCCACTGTGTATTTATACGGGAAGTTATCAGGGGCTATATGCCTCTTATATCCCATTGACTGTAAAAAGTGATTTACTGTTGCTTTTGAAGAAGGCATATCGCATAATTCATATCCCTTCATACATAATTGCACATATACGGCATCCCAGTCCTCGTTTAGTAATGTTGCCAATGCTCTGACTGTGCAATCTATTGTCCTCTTATCACACGGATTTTGATTATACTTTATATACATGATCTGATTTTAAAATAGAAAAAGCCCTCCCGAAAGTAACCGGAAGGGCTGTAATTAGTCTGATTTACGGCTCATTTCAGATGCTTTTATCAGGATCTTATCTCCTGTGCCGTAAATAATCTTTTTAATTGAAGTAGTGGATTTATGGTATTTTTCCGCAAGTTCATCCAAAGTACACCCCAGGAACCACTTTTCCCGGAGTATATCTCTATGCTCTACAAGCCTTACATACTCGTTAATGCAGTATTCGATATTTGAATTTAAGATATTCTCGCTGATCTTCATGTTACTATACCTTCTTATTTAAATAGTAACATTATCAGTAAGGAATACAAGTTCTAACGGTGAAACCCTGTACCAGGGATGAAACAGGCAGCGAACACTTACTTTTTCCTTGCCTTCCATTGACCTTGTACAAGTTTAGGGATTGTTTTCCAATTTCCAAAGGCGTTCCAATAAAGTTTTACTTTATCTTCCGGTAATTTGTTCTTGTTGGCATAATTCAAAAACTCTTCTTGCTTTATCTTATAATCACTCCCGCCTATATCATAGAGATATCCTGCATATTCCTTTGTGGTAAGGGAAGGGATAACTTTCTTTGCTTTTGCGTAATACTCTACTGTTGACGGAGAATCAATAGCACCGTAAGAAGCAAGCTCCTTCTGTGTCTGTTCTGCATCACCTATACCTGCGGATTTAATCTCATTTTGTACTGCCTGTGCCTCTGCTGTTGCTTTCCTTTCTGCGGCATCATACAGCTTCCAATACCGGGTTACATCATGGCCTGCTGCTTCCCAACGCTTTTTATCTTCCTGTGACTCTATCATATCCGGTAATAATTCTTTCTGTGCAGAAAGCGGCATACCCCTTAATACGGCTATTTTATCTGCCTTTTTCAGGTTTTCAAGGCCGTTTTTATCTTTGTATGCGCTTTCTTTTTCCTTATAAGCGGCATAGTCCTTCATTTTATCTGCGCTAAATTCAGCAAGTCTTTCCTGGTTTTTGTCTGTGTTATCTAACCCATACTTATCAAGCTGTACCTTTGTATTTAAGCTATTTATTACGCCTTTTACACCTTCCTTTTCGTAAATAGCCGCAAGTTTCTTATTTTCACTCTTCATTTCCTTGCCGTATTTACTCTGTGCGTATGCCTTTGAGAAGCTATCAGCATTAACAAGTAAGGCCGCTTTATCTTCATCTGACAGATCCTTATATGCTGGACTGTCAATAATGCCTTCTGCAAGGCTCTCTCTTAACTGACCTCTTGTTTTGCGGTATTCCGTCCACTCGGAAGGGGTAAGTTTCTTATCTCCAATTTCAGCTTCATTTGTTGCAATATAAGGCAATACTTTTGTTTCGTCCGTGACTTTTGCAAGTCTCCTTCTTTCCTCGTCATACTTCGTACTGGTATCCTTTGTTACATTTACAGGGGAAAGGAAATTGTTTACTGCTCTCCCTGCAAGATTATTAAATCCTGCTGTGCCGGGGCTTTCCTGAATCTGTCCTTTAACATCAACATTAGGTTCAAGCGCAAGTCTGTTACCTACTTTCTGTAAAGCGGGTATATCAGACTCTTTCAATATCTCCCCTAACTGCTGTAATCCGGGGATCTTTGTTTGCAGATATTTAATATTCTGATCTATCTGCTTTGCCGCTCCCGTCTTATCAGAATAGGTACTCCGTTTTGTATCGTCTATTGTGACATTTGCTTTCCTTCCTATTGTCGGTACTAACTGACTTGCAAGGTTTGAACCTGTCTTTAATGCAAGGTTAGTTACTACTTCCTTGCTGTCTTTTGCTCCCCTTACGGACTGTAATGTATCCGTAATTCCCGAAAGCATAGACATATCAATAACGCCGTTTGCTATTGCTCCGGTTCCTGCAAACAATGTATTCAAGGCAGTATCTTTATCTGTCTTATTTGCCATTGTTTCATATATCGTTCCACCGAAAATTAAGGGTGCGGCACTCGGTATCAATTCCTGAATGGGTACATACTTATCCCCTACTTTAATTGATACGGTCTGCCTTCCGGTCTGCTTATCAAAGGACTCTTCTTCATCTGATAAATCAGATCCTATTTTTAATATGCCTTCATGTGCAAGTATAGCTCCTATCCCTAAAGCGGCTGTACCTGTTGTGGCTTTTGATATGTCATCTATAAGGTCTGCCGCCTTGATCGTTCCTTTATTCAATGCGTTAATATCAGTGATAACTTTTGCGTATTCCAAAGGACTGTATTCAAAAGCACTCTTAAGGATATTTGCCGGGGTTTTCTTGAAAGGTACTATAATATCAGCCGCAAGCCCTACTCCCTTTGCCACTTTGCTATCAGAATCACGGAAGTTTCTTGTAGCCTGTGAGAATAAATCTGCTGTCGCATTGTCCTGATGGAAAGCCGCCTCTTTTGCTTGATTTATAGCGTACTGTCTGCCGTTTTCCAAGAGAGCTTTTGACTGATCGTCTGTGGCCTTAAAGATATTTGCATCTGCGCCGTTTGCCTTAAGGTATCCTGCAAGGGAAGTCTGATACTTTGACAACATAGCTATTTCATCTTCTTTACTCAATGCCCCTGCGTTTATCTCTGATGCTTTGTTAAGGAACCGTCCTAATCGAGTTTTGGTATTAAAAGCAGGAATAGCCTGATCTATTGAAGTTCCTGCATCAAGGTATTTATTACCGGACAATTCACGGAAAGCGTTTTCTAATCCATCTTCTTTAGCAGCTTTAATAAGTGCGCTATCCTTTGACGAAAGGAGTGCTTTTGTCCTTTCAATGCCGCCGTTTCCTGTCACTTTTGCTACTTTATCTGCCGCTCCTTCTATCAATGCCGCAAGGTTATTTTTAACAGATACCATACCTTGTCCGAAAAGCTCATTACCTGTCATGTTCTTAATGTGAGTAGTCGGATTAGCAAGCATAGCTAAATAACGCCAAGCATCAAACTTATCACGGAATGAACCACCTTTAGGGCTTATTGTCGTTGCAAGGAGTTTATAGGCTTCATTCTCCATATCAACACGTTTTTTGCTGTTGAATGGTAGATCCTGTACTGCTTCAAACATTTGCTGTACCTGATCCATAGTTTTAGCGTCTACGTCTCCCACTCCGGTAGAAAGAAATTCAAGCTGTTTCTGAATATCGCAATACTGTTTATCTTCAAGTATTGCATCTGCGATCTTCTGAACATCCCCCTTGCTAATACGCTGTCTTACCCGTTTATTTTGAAGTAAAGCCTGGTTTATCATATTCTCTACTTCTTCACGGTTCAATGCAGCAGTATCCATATCCTTAAGGAAATTATCAATCTGCTCTGTTACCTGCTCAATGCCTTTTTTCAAGTTAGGATCTTTTTCAAGGGCTTTGCTTACTTTCTCTTCTGCATACCCTAAAGCATCCATAACTGATCTTTCGGGGGTTCTTGCTACCTTTGCATTGGCCTGTATTGCTCGTCCAAGTTCGGTATTGGCCTTACGGCAATTAAGCATAATACCCCTTGCCTCTGCGTATAAAACCCTCTTTTCTGCCATATTATCGGTGGCTCTTGCCTTCTCTAAACGGTCTTTAGCCATAATATACATACCGTTAATATCTTCGGCATTTCCCAACTCTTTAACGGCTGCCTCTCTTGAATCAAACTTCTGTGTATATCTTGTAAGCATACCGTTATAATCATCTGCTATTCTCTTTTTAACGGCATTATAGGGTACTTCTTCCCCCTGTCTCATGTACTTAAGATCCTCTTCGGGAATAACGTTCTTTAATTCGTCCTCTGTGAATATACCGGACTTCTCCATTGTCTTACGGACTTTGGAAAGCTCCCACGCCTGTTGTGCTTCATCTACTGATTTTGCATTTCTCAACTTTGCTTCAAAGGCTTCCAGTGAATCCCTGAACTGCTCTTTTTCTGCTCCTTCGGGCATACTTTCAAGGGTTCTTCTTGCTTCCTGCGCCTTATCAGCAAAGAATTGCAGATTAGGTTTAAGTCGGGGTTCGGGGGTAACTGCCTCCTTAAAGGTGTTCAGTTTATCCTCTGTGGCTTTCCTTAAGTTCCCCATGAACTCATCAAACATACCACCGTCATAAGGCATAACTTTAGCCTTGTCTTTGTTGGCCTTAAGGAAATCGCTATACTCAATTATTCCCTTAAACTGGTCTATGGGGTTGTCGGGATTAAGGCCATTGTTGCGCATGAAGTTAGATATTGCGTTCCCTGTCTCCCTGTCTATTTCAGGGAATACCTGATCTAACCCCATACCATTACCGGATTTTGCGTAAAGTTTGGGCTTAAACTTTCCACCGTTTCCGGAGAAATAGAGCTTATCCGTGAGTTTATTTATGTTCTTTGCGTCGGGGAACTCTGCCCGCATTTCAGGGGAAACATAAATCTTCTTGCCGTTCAATGCTTCAACAAAGGATTTTGTTTCGGGGTCAAAGTCTCCCTTCTTAATAAACCGTGAAGAGGCAGAACGCTTAAGCTGATTTTCGGTATCGTTTACCATGTTTTCAGCTTCCCTCAATATGCCTTCTACTTCTTCCTGTGAAGTTGCGTTCTTTATCCTGTCTGTGAGTGCGTCAAGGTCTTTTGTCCTTGCGTTTACCACGTTTCGGAGATTATCAGGCATTTCAAGGTCTTTTATTCCTGCACGAATGTTATCTCCTACTTCTGCGGGGTTTACATTATTTTTCATGTAATTTTCAAGGTTCTCTAATGCCTGCCTATGAACATTTACTGCTTCGGGATTTATGGGAGCATCAACGCCATAAATCGTCTGCCAGTATGCGTCTGCTGTGTTTACTGCTTCGTTCTTAAGCTGTTCCAGGGCGGGATCATCAGTTATTTTTTCTGCCTGCTCTAAAAGGCTCTTTTCATGGTTCTTTAATTCGTCAATGTTCTTAAGGTATGCGTTACCTACTTCACTATTCCCGCTTCCTACAAGATTAGTAGTGTTACGGGTGTTTATAATATCGTCTGTAATCTCCTGTAATGCGCTTCTATTTGCCACGTTTTCGGGCTGTACTGCGTTAGTAAGGTTTTCTACCGTCTGTCCGTTTACGGCATCAGTAACAGGCTGTGAGGGTATCTGCTCACTTAAGTTTTCTATTGTTTCTGCCGCCTGCTTCTGCTGATTTGCAAGCGCATCTATTTCAGGATTAAGCTGTTTAAGGGGTTCAACGGGCGCACTTTTAGCCGCTGTTTCAACAACTTCTTCTGCTGTTTCTACTGCGGGTTTCCCGCTTATTGCATTTATGCCATTCTTAATAAGTCCGGGGATCTGTGGAATATACTTAAGCCCTTCCGCACCGATATTGTATACTGCGTTTTCTTTTTCGTTCTGTACTGCGTTATATAATATCTGTTCAGGGGTTAAGCCTTTTTCTGCATCTTCAAACATACCGGGTACGGTTTCTGCAA